GTTTTCAGGAGAATCTTTTGTAACTGGGGTTTTTGTATTATTTTTAACTTCAGTCATATTAAGACTCCTTTAATAATTGATTTGCATACATTTCAGGACTTATGCCAAGTTGTCGAGCTATTTTAACTTGAGTCTGATTTATACGAATTTGCGTGGGTTTTTTATTTCCGCTATCCCTCGATGCGGATGCAACAACTGTTGAAGGTTGTCGTTTTGGTGTTGTATACCCTTGTGAAGATTCTGCTTCATTTACAGGTTGTACACCGAAAAAGTTAGGAAATTGACCTTTCATTGCTGAATCAACTTCTTTGTAATATTGTTGTGATTTACTAGCTGGGTCTACTCCCTTTGCCTGTAGAGATTGATCTACATACATTGCAAAAGATGTCATTTCCTTATGTGCTGGATCAGTTCCCATAAACCAAGGATTCCTTGATGACCATGCTTGCATATCTGGATCAAGCTGTGGTTTCTGTGGCTGAATAGGCTGCACAGGCATTTTATTAACAACTTCTTGTTGTACATTTGCTGCCATTGAAGAAGATTGTTGTTCTGCAAGCGTTGCTCTTGATAACAACTCTTGTGCTTTTGACATTTCATCAGCATTGCCTTCTTCGTATGCTTTTTTGAAAGAATCTTGAGCGTTTTGTTTTGCCCATAAAGCGTTGTTATATGCTTGTTTATTTAATACTTCACCGCCTTGTTCAACCATAGCTTGCAGCTTTTGGTTTTCAGACATTACAGTTTGTAATCTTGTAATTGCTTCTTTGGATTCTCTTGCAGCAGCTTCTTTAGCTCTGCGTTCTTCATGATACTCGTATTTAATTTTTGCTATTCTATCAGCAGCTCGCTTCGAGTAATTTTCTATTTCTTTGTCTACTGTTTCATCATCGACTTCAGGCGAAGCATCTTCTGCTTTTGCAGGCCTACGATCAGCTTCAGGTGTGTCATCAACTACTTCTACCTCAAGACCTTCTGGAATTTTATTGTCAATTTCTACTGACTTACCAAAAAATTTGTCTTCTGTAGTTTGTTGTTTTGTTTCTTGAACAACTGGTTCTTCATTTATAATTTCTGTTTTACTCATGCTCTCACCACTCCTGTAGGATCACTAACAACTGCTTCGACAGTATCGTCATTTATTAACCGAAACTCTTGTCCATACATTTTCATGCGAGTGCCTGAATAAGCTCTAAATACAACCCAATCTCCTTTTTTACACCAAGGACCATTTGGGAATCTATTACTATCTTGATAACACTCTGTACCTAGTTTTAAAACATAACCGCAAATATTACTGACTTCTTCATCTTTTACAGTTGAAGTTGCTTTGATGATGCCACCTTCAGTTTTTGTATCTGTTTTAGGCATAGCTATTAAAATCTTCCAGCCTTTAGGTTGAGGCAGTTGATTTTTAGCTTCATCGGTTAATTTAGGTATTTTTACGTTATCAATCTTATGTTTAGTAATGATTTTTGTATCCATATATATTTGCACGACTTTAGGAGTCGAGTTCCTATTTTTCCAAGTTCCTTTGAACAAAATCCAAAAGTTCTCGTTCTGCGAGGGCTAATCCCTCTATAATACCAGCCATTTTTTGATACTCGGAGAAGTCTTTACAAGCTCCTGTACTCATATGGTCAGCGTGATCGTTCATAAAAGTCCGAAGCTTTATTTTCATATGCTCGGATAATGATAGTTCTGTGCTAGCAATGTTCATACATATTACTTTATGATTGCATTATTATTTCTTTTAACTATCTTCAAGCAAATCTTTAGCCAAGTCAACTCCTTTTAAAAAGTCATCTGTCGCTTTTTGATTATCTAACTGGTCTGCTTTTAATAATTCACTAGCAGCTTTAGAACCTATTTGCGCTCCAGCTATTTGTGTTTGAGATTTAATTCTTTCTCTTTCTATTGCATCTCTGTTAGCAGCTTTAGCAGCATCAAGTTGTAAACGCTTCTCACCTTCTTCTGCTCTACGCAATGCTTCTTGTTCTTTAATAGCTACTTCTTTTTCTTTAGCTTGTATTAGTGGGTCTTTTTGCATTTCTTGTACACGAAGTTTCTCTGCTCTTTGTTGAGAAGTACCTAGAACTCTTTGTGCTGCTTCTGCAACCAAGCTAGAAATTCGTTTTTCCATATCAGCAGGTAGCGGTTCACCAAGAGGCGGTAACTCAACACCAAGTTCTTTTTCAATGTCTTCTCTGTATTTCATTGTTAGATGTTCATTTACATAAGCAGATGCTGCTGCAAGAATACCTGCTGCGTTTGGACTTTTTTCTACTGTTTGCATTATTTCTTGGTTTTGCTGTACTGAAGCAATCACTTCAATGTGAGCATCGTGATCTTGATTAATAAATGCTTTAACAGGTTTGCCATTAATAAGATTTTGAACGGCTGATACTGGATCAACTGGTTTAATGTCGTTTTCGTCAGGAACTATTTCATCTACATCATTAATGCCTAACACTCCCAGCATTTGTCTATGTAGCTCTGGTAAGTTATACATATTAGGTGCTGTTTGTGACAATTGCATAGCAGCCTGATATTGCATAATTCTTTGAGCCATAGTTGCTGCATTAGGATCAGATACAGGCAGTACATCTATTTTTTTATCAAAGTCTTCTGCTTTAATAAATTCTTCTTCGTCTGTTTCATAAGGATAGGCTGGCTCTGTAAAGTCTCTAACAATGCCAACTAAAATATCAAATTCTTTTTTCATTGCTGCATGAAGCCTAGCTTGTACGGCACTCATTACTTTTTGATTTCTTTCCATTAAAGCAAGAGTTGTACCTACAGGTGCTTGGCTATTCATATCAGATATTTTCATATCCGAAATGCTTGCAAAGCGTCTGCCTTCTTCTACAATATTTTGAAGCAACTGATACAAAGTTGCAGATGGTTCTTTGTAGGGTAAGAAAGCAATGTTGTCTCTTATAGCTCCACCTGGTACATCAACATCTCTAAATTCACCAGGCATAATAGGTGTATCATCACCTTTAATTCTAAGTCCTCTGGCTTTTAGTCCACCAGGTAAGTTAGATAAAGTGCCTGCATCTACAAGTTGTCTGAGGATTGATGTTGCTGATTTAGCTAATCCACCTACCATATGTATTAAACCAAACCCATAAAACCCTAGACCTGGTAAGTATTGATAGTGAACGAAGTGCATTCTTCGTAATTTTTTAGGATCATCTTCAAAGTAGTTTCTACGAACACTAAGAATTTTGCCACTGGGAAAATCTATTGTTACTACATAAGGTATAGCAACCCCTGTTTCTTCTCCAGATTCATCGGTTTCTTCATAACCTTTTAGGTCTAAATCTACCTGCATTTCTAAAATAGTATGCGTGTTGTCATAATTATAAGTAGATGATTCACCAGTAATTTCATCATACTTTTTGTCTATATCGTTGTAACTTCTTGAGCTATCAGGTAATTCTATGTCTTTATAGAATCCATTGACTTGCATTTTCCTAATAGAGTTAGAAGACTTACGCATAACATGGGTAGCTCTCTCACAAGTTTCTAGGTCACTTGCCCCATAATTAATCACAACATCTTCTGCTGGTATAAATATAGAGCTAGGTCTATCTAAACTTGGATCAAAATATACTTTGCGAAACGCAGAACCTGCTAATGGTAAAGAAAATAACATTTTTTCAGTTTCTGTACGATACTCAGACATTTCATGCGTGAGTAAATAGTTTAAGTAGTCTTCTACTCTTTGTGCTTGTTTTTGTTTGTCATCAGTCATTTTACCTACAATCTTTGTTCTAACTGGACCCTGTGCTGGAAACATTTCAGTAATAGATTGAGATTGAAAGCGTATGACTGCTTCACTAAGCATTGGATGAAATACACCACAAGCACCAGACCAAGGTGTAGTTTTTTCTTCTTGCTTTAACCCTAGCTGATCAAGCCCTTTAATGTAAGTTTCTTCCCAATCAGATCGTGATTCTTTATCGCCTTTATATGCGCTAATTAATTCATTGCCTAGCTCATTAAGTTTTTGATCATCCATAAATTCAGCTAGGTTTGAGTCAAAATCTTCATCACCTGCTTCTTTAGAATTAGGATCAAAATCAATAATCATCCCACCATCTTCTGTTTCTATTGAAACTGATTCTGGGTTTTCGATAGCAATGCTTATTGCTTCTGGAG